GCGGCCTCGAGCGAGGACGGAACGATAATCCCCATCGCGTACAAGTGCGATGGAACGTGCGTCTCGCTCTGCTACACGACCAGCGCCCACGCCAGCATAGGGCGAATCCTCTTCGTCTTCGGAAGGAACCCGGGAATCATAGAGGTCGGAACCGCCGAAGAAACCGTGGACACGACATCGGCGGCAGCGAACATCTGGGTCCTCTCAAAGCTGTAGGACCGCTCAAGCTCAACAAATCAAGGAGAACCAGTCAAAAGATACTAGGAGGAATAGACGATGACAGTGTACGAGGATGCGGCAAAGCAGTTCGACAAGCAGATGGTCCCCCCATTCCGGCAGCGGATAATGGGACGCAGGCTCTTCGCAAAGACGACCGTTCTGGAGTCTGGAGAGACCGAGCTCAACTACGACAAGATAACCGAGATGGGCCCCGCCGGCATCTCCTTCGGTCTGAAGCCGAAGACCATCCCTGCGGACAACATCAAGGTCGCTGCGTCGACCCTCAAGGTCCCCACGCTCGCCCAGAAGTTCACGGTCCCGAGGCGCACCATCGATGCCTATGCCGCCAAGGGCAAGGACTTCGAGAGCGCTGCAAGAGACAGCGCATATCACACCCTCGCCAAGCTCGAGGATGACCTCCTCATCCGGTACTGGGCCCAGGACGGTGTCACGGCTGACATCAACGGACTTTACGAATCGGCCGGCAACACGGAAGGCACGAGCTCGGTAACGAGCACCTACGGGAACATGATAATCAAGCTCAACCTGGCGATGGCTGTCCTGGAGACAGACAGCGCTGCGGACTGGAGCTTCAACCTGACCCTCGCTCCCGGGAACTTCCACGAAGTCGTGAACTCGTTCTCCACAACTGGAGTGAGCGAGTACGACGCAGTGCTCAAGATCCTCAATGCGGGCGGGACCGGACAGGCGGCGATACTGAAGTCTGCGGACATCACGGCGAACACCGGGATGCTCACCCCTGTGGACCCAAATGGAGAATGCATCGACCTGGTAATAGCCAGGGATGTCCAGACCGTTCCACGGAATCCGGAATACAACGGCGTCGATGACCCGGAGTTCCTCGTCTTCGAGGAGATAGTCCCCAGAATCAAGCAGACCGATTCCATCTGCACCCTGACCGGCCTGTAATCGGGCTGGGAAGTGCATAAGGGGGCTATACGCCCCCTTTCCTCTCTATACTATACCGGAGGAACAGACATGTCAGGCACGAACATAGACCAAGGCAGAGAGAACTCACCAGGACTGGTATATCCGCAATCATCGAACCCCGTTGAGGACGATTATTTTCCAATGACGGGCATCGCTGCACAGGCATACAGGCTCAGCAAGCTCCCGAAGCAACCCTTATTGTACGTCGCAGTAAGGGACGCGAACAAGAATTACTCGAAGCTCGCCCCCAATCTGTTCTACGTCAAGGGAAGATTCCTCTACATAATCGCAGCAGCGACAGGTCCGGCGCCCGCGACAATGACCCCGACGTTGGGCACCGGCTCGGGAACCTTCGCTTCCTCAACCTCCACCACCGGAACCAAGACCGCGGCCGGATGGACCGCGGATGACCTCATAGGCTCATGGGTAATATGCACCGGAGGAACCGGAGCAGGTCAGGTCCGGAAGATAATAGACAACAGCGCAACGGTAATAACCGTCGACAAGCCGTGGGCCGTCGCTCTGAGCACCGACACAACCTTCGTAATCGTGAATGAGTGCAATCTCCATGTGATGTACGAGGAAGCCGAAGCTGATGCACGGAGAGAAGACTACACCTGGACCGGAACCAACTCGACTCTCACCCTCGCGGCACCGGATACCGATACCGCAATGGACGTCGAGGGACTGGAGACAGTGGCAATCACCCTCCGCCCGGGCTCAGTAGCCGCGGGAGCAGCAACCTTTACCCTCACGATACTAGGCAGCGTCGATGGCGGGCTCAACTACGATACGACCACTCTCCCACTGGTTACCTCCCACGTGACGCAGGCGAAGAGCACGAACCAGACGAAACCAGTGAACGTCAAAGGACTCACTCATATCAAGTTCCGTCTTACGACTGCAACCGCCGCGATGGTAACGACCGAATTCTGTTACGCGACCGCAAGCGGAATCAAGTGAGGTGGTTTTCATCCTCACTAAAATAGCAATACTGGAACGTCAGGATTCGGCTAAAGCGTTACTAGCCGATATTGAGGTTCTAATCTCTCAGGTTGATAAAGATGATTTGGCAATTTCAGATACTAAGAATCTGGGGGTTAAGAATCGGCAAAGTCTAAAAGGACAGTTGACCGCCGCGAGCGAACACCTTGCGACGTTCATAAAGATGGTCGGAAAATGAAGCCATTCCTCGTACGTCGTGAAATCAGGGCACTCGTCACGGACGTGCGGGCGCACCCATTCCGAAAGGATAGGATAGAGGTGCAAGTGGAGTTGCCCATGAAAGGAGGTGGCAAAGGAAAACAGAGACAGTGGTTCGAACCGGACCATACGGAAATCAAGCGGATAATGCGGGATGGAATATCAGACCGCTTCGATGAGCGGCGTCTCCGAAACCGTTTGGTTGGAAAGAGGATAAAGATACCAGAATTGGAAAAGGAGGCTCAGAAACAGGGCCTCAAACTAATAGGACGGAAATAATATGGGAAACGAAAACAACTGGGAACTGGCGATGAAGTTGGCCGACAAGCCCATGGAGGGCTTCGACTACGCCGGAGAACGCTGGGGCATCACCGAGAAACTGCTCAACTTCAAAGATGAGAACAACGAGCAGGCATTCAAGGCGGTGTTCGGCTTCGAGGTCAAGGACGATGTCGTGACCTGCAAGGTCAGGACTACCCCGAGGTTCTACAAGTACGGCAGCGCGGGCGTGGAGCAGGAGAAGGCGGTCTATAATATCCTTACTCAGCTCCAGAAGCACTTCGGAATAGGCGCGGGACGGAAGCAGTCCGAGGCCAGACGAAAGGAACTGGAAGGCAAGAACCAGATACCTCTCGCATACTTCACCGACTTCAAGAAGGAAAAGACAGACGAAGCGTGAACACATGTTTGACCTCTCCCAAGTGGACTTCGTGGCTCTAATCGAGGAGCTAATCGAGGGTGGCTACACTCCCGAAGATATAGCGGAGGAACTTGGGCTTGAGGTACGGGATATTATCCGGCGCATGGAGACATGCGGGCTCTCTCCCCCTGAAATCACCACCATACTCTACTCGGATAGCTGGGAAGGCCCAAGAGAGGACACAAGCGGCTACGAAGTAGGCAACGGGGTCTACGACCGTGACTGGATACATGAACACGGCGTAGAGGGGCTAAGGTCGGCCCTGAATGCAAAGGCGTGTGCGACTAATACATGGTCTGCCGCGGGAGCGTCAACGTGGGGCCTCGATAACAATTGGTCCCTAGCCCACAAGCCCGCCGCTGGAGAAGATATAGTTCTTGACGCAACGTCAGTATTCGGATGCACCGTAGACGAAGCAACAGCATCCCTCTTATCGTTCACCCTCACAACGGGATATACAGGAAACCTTACAATCAGCAATAGTATCAATGTTGCTGGAAACGTAGCGGTTGATTTTGGCGGAAGTGGCACGTACGCAGGCACGGAAGGCTTTGTCTGTACAGATACTGGCACTTTCAGTAGTGACCAGACCAATCTCCCCAAACTAACAATCAACGCAACTACGAAAACTATTACACTAGGAGCGGCTTTTACTTGTTCTGCTCTGGCGATTACAGCCGGTGCGTTTGATTGCTCTACCTACGCGCTCGGAACGACTACTTGTTCTGTTACCGATACTCTTACTCTCAATGCCGTTACCCACACCGCCGCGGCTATAACAATCAATGATGGCGGAACGTATGCGAATGGAACAGGAACTTCTAATATTACTGGCAATCTAATTGTTGGAGCAGGAGTTTCAGGGGGGTTGACAACAGGAGCCGGAACCCTTCATATCGATGGCACTACAACGATTGGAGCCGGAGCCTCGATGGGAACTGCAGCCACCGCTTACACGTTGAACATGGACGGCAATCTCATAGCAAGTGCTGGAACCTTAATCGCGCCGAACGTCAGCGGTTCATGGACTTACTCGGGTGCAACCTTTACCTCCCCCACTGTACTTACACACAGTTCTGGAACCATAGTATTCGACCTTGCGGGGACCACGACACTCGGAAACGCCTCGATACAATTCAAGGCAGTCACAATCAATACGGGCGCTACCATCGACACCGGAACGAATTACGCGTACACGTGCGCGGGAGCAAACTCAATCACCGGAACCTTAACCCCGAACACAAGTGTATGCACCTTCAACGGCGCTGTCACGATAAATAATTTAGGTGTTCTGGGCGGGAATACTGCGTGGACTTGCTCTGTTGGGGGTGCTGCCAATATAGATGTGACAAGCGGCGGAACTCTCAACTTACCGAATGCGACGGGAAGCTCCACATTCGCGGGGGCGTCGTCTTATATCACCCTAAGAACTCAGGCGGGGAGCACTCTAAACGCAGATTCCGGTACTGTTAATTTTACTGGAAGTGGGAGCGAACAAGACCTTGGTATATCGGGAACGGGCAACTTGTACAATGTAGTTATCAATAAGACTACGACGGCGAGATATGTTTACATCATTACTACGGGGTTAACGATAGACAACAACCTTACCATAACGCTTGGGGGTTTGCACAACGTCTACGGCACAGTTCAAAATCTAACCGTGACTGGAGCGACTTCAATATCAGACGCTAACGGGTTGAGTAATGTTTCAACCGCGACCATCACCTTCAACGGCGCAGTCACGGTAAACAGCGGGGGCGTGTTGGGCAGGAATACGGCGTGGACCGGAGATTTCAATGCGAACGTAACGAACGACGTAGGCGGAACCATTTCAAGTCCAACCGGAGCGACCCTTACATTCTCAGGCGCAATCTTCGATAACAACGCAACCTACACTGATAACGGAGCAACCCTTACCTGCGATTTGAATGGAGTGCAATCCCTACAAATGAACGGTGCATCCATTACAAACCTTACCCTAAATGGTGGAGCATCCTGCGTAGTCTCGAATGCGGAAGCCCTGACGGTAAAGAGCACAATCACGACCAATGCCACCAATACTCTTCAAACCAACGGAAACATCACCCTCACGGTCGGGACGGTCAGCGTAGCCGGAGCAATCACGAACAATGGGATATTCCAAGCATACGGGAATACGGTCAATGCGGCCTCGGTTTTCGGAACGGCCACGGATAAACTCATTGTCGCAACGGGCACAGATTGGAATTGGGACAACACCGCTGGAATATGGAATATCAAGTGGATTAATTACTCCGCGATAACCGGAGCTACCGGCGGCGGAGGATGCACGGTAAACCTAACAGGCAATTGCTCAATCGGGGCATGGACCACAACTGCAAATGACACCCTCACCACCTCCGCATCTGTAACTGTAACCCAATCCGCCTCCAAAAGTTATACCAACGCGGGAACCACCACATTAGGCGCATCCACAGTATGGAACGGAGCCAGTGCAACAACCAGTATAATAGCCAGTACGGGGACGTGGACGTGGAATACTTGCTCTCTCAATCTAGTAGATGTTCAATTCGATATTGTCTTCCCGGGTACTTCAAAGAACCTTACAGTAGCGGGGAATATAGGGGTTGACGGAGTAACAATAGCTCTGACAGACACGATAACAATGGCCGCAAATATCGTTACCTGCAATTCAGCGAAGGACGTAATTCTGTCGGGCACATCCGCCATAACCGGAGGTACTTGGACCGGGTATCGTTCCTTCCAGTTCAACAACGCGACCGCTCAGATAATTACAGGAACGACCTTCACAGGAACGAACGGGGCAACATGGAATAATGGAATGGACCTCACGGTAAACACCGGATGTGCCGGTGAGCTATCCTCCTGCACCACGACCAATAATAAAATAGGAATGCAGGCTACGAGCGGTTGGCTCTCCAGTATAGCGGACCAGGGAGTTGCGAACGCGCATGTCTTTTACGGGATTGCGAACGCTAATAGCATGGATGCTTCTTATCAGATGCTCGCAACTGACAACTTCTCGATTAAGAACGCAAACGCGTATTCGACCAGCTTTGATTCGGTTTTCACATTAAATCAAACCGAAGCCTGCGCAACGTTGGCTACCTCCGCCTCCACAACTTTAGCACTAGTAGCCCAAGCCTTCTCCACCACCGGGATAATAACGAATGCCGGAATCGTATCCATGACAACAGGAACCTTCCAAAACGGAGGAGTACTTACCAATACGGGAACATTCGGAAGCAACACCGCATGGACCGGAACGATAAACGCTGGGATAACCAACTCGGGAGGAACTATCAATCTCGGAACCGGGACCAAGACAGTCGCGGCATCCGTAACAATAGACGGCGGAGCAACGGGCACGGTTAACGTAAACGGCGGAAGCCTAGTAGGTACGAGCAGGACAACGAGCATTCTAACCAGCTCATCCGGATTGGCATTTAACTGGGCAACGGTTTCGCTCAATATGATTTATCTAAATCTATATTCCGCCCAAATGACAACCCCCGGCACAGGGATAACAATCACAATCGCTGGCAATATCAAAACCGACTCTCTTGTAATTTCGGCAACAGATACCCTTACGTGCATAATCGCCGATACCCAAATCGAGGGGGTGGCCACCAATAAAATATCAATATACGGAATCTTCACTTCGACAGGGACGGCGAGCCATAATGTAATCTGGGGACACACCGTTAATATTTCGAGAATCCAAATCTATAACGGAGCGACATTGAATGTTACCTACACAACCATCCTCGCGACCAGTACAGCTTCAAACATAAGTGCATTCGATTTCGGGGACGTAACGACTGGATGCACGGCAACAATAGATAATATAACAGTCACTCAAGCCGGAGCCGCTCACGGCGGAATAAGACTACCCGTAGGCTCGATACTCACTGTCACCAATTCCACATTCACGGGTTCGAGAACCAACACATATCTCCAAGAGGATATTAATCTGAGAACCGCGTCACAGGGCCAGTTCAGCGGATGTACTTATTCGACAGTAAGCGAACAAGCAACATCGGGTTGGATGATGTCGAAAATAGACCAAGGCGTAGCCAACGCAACTGTTTTCAGGGGAATCATGTCAGCCTCTGCTCCCGACGCGGCTTACGAGGTAGCCAATACTGATAACCTGACTATCTCCAATGCAACCTCTTACTCCACACCGTTTAATTCCGTACTCACTCTAGACCAAGCCGAACAATGCACGGCATTAACCGTGAGTGCCTCAACCTCCCTCACCCCATCTACTTACGCATTCACCGCGACGGGAGACGTTACAACCGCTGGAACCCTCGGTGGAAATACAAGTTGGGCAGGAACGCTAAAAGATTTGACAATATCCACAGGCGGAACCTTTAACGGTGGAACGAGTACGATTACAATTACAGGTGAGACAGCCGGTAATGTGGCATGGAGCAATTCAGGGACATTTAACAAGAACACATCTATCGTAGATTTCACCGGCCAAACGTCTCCTTATTCGATACTCGGAGATAATTCATGGGCAACGTTGACCATCACCGTTACAGCCGCATGTGAATATCAGTTCGAAGCGACAAAGACCCAAACGATTGGGACCTACGCGCATTTGAACGGAGCCACAGGACAACTTCTCACCCTCTCCTCCACTATACATACCAGTCACTGGAACCTAACATTATCTGTTGGGTGCACTCAGGACTTCGCCAACGTAGCAGTACATGACTGCGACGCAAGTGGCGGACTAGAATGCGAAGCGGCGTTCTCAACAGATTTAGGGAATGACCATAATTGGGACTTCGGAATAACAGGTTATTACGTCTGGGACGGAGGAGGAGCGGACGCGTTAGCCAGCACAGCGGGTAATTGGGAAGGAGACGTAGCACCCGGGGTTACCAGTTCCGTCTATTTCGGCTCAGCGGCATCAAGCAAGGCATGTACATACGACATAGCTAACACGTCCGGGTCGTTCTACACCGGAGACGATTACGCCTCTACAATCACGTTTACGGCCAATAGCGTGTTCTCAACCTCCACCATCGGAGCCTCGACCATAATAAATATCAACGGGAAGATAGTGAGAAGCGGAATCACGGTCAACAATGGAACCATCCAGATAGGCACGGTGTCCGAGCTCAGGCACAGCAACGTCATGTCAGGATACGGTTTAATCATGCTCGGGAACAATGCGGCAATCTACGACGAAGGCAACACACCGCTCCCAATTGCGAGGCCACAGGCAATTCCAAAAGCGGGATATGGGGCGATGAGGTGGTCCGGGATATGACGACCGAAAAAGAGAAGGCCGAGGCATTGGAAGCCCTCAATTCATATCGTTCGTCAGGCGGCTCAATCGACATCGAAAAGACCGTTGAGGCCATATTCGTCAAAGTCTACTGGAACGACGAACGAATCAAGGCCGGCAATCTCCGTTTCAATTCCCTTGATAAGAGGATGGACGCATTGAAACTCGCAATGAAGACAAGGACGGATAGATGCCCATGCACGAAGGGGGAGAAGACCTTCGACCAGGTCCACGGTCGCGGGAAGCTCACCTGGAAAATCATCGCAGGCATCGTCATCGCCCTCATAATGACTGGGGGAACAGTGGCGGCTGCGTGTCTCACTCGCTTCGGAGGAATCTGAAATGGAAGAATATCGACAGTTGGCATTATTGATTGTAGGGTTGGTCGCAGGCGGATTTGGAGCGGTCGTGAACTACGCCTGGATGAAGAAACAGAAGGATGAGAACATGACCAAGCAGGGCGCCCTCAAGGCAGCCCTGGTCGGCGCCGGCGCATCCGTGCTACTCTGGGTCCAGAACTCGGGCGGCGACCTCATCTACCATGTCGCCTATATTGGAATGGCGTTCATAGCCGGCTTCGGAGGGGAGACGATACTCGGAAAGGCCATGGGGCAATATCAGATGGGGAAGGAAATCCCCCTTCTCCCTTTCCCTCTCGATGAGAAGAAGCCGGAAGAAAAGAAGGAAGAACCGAAGGAAGAAAAGAAAGAGGAATAACATGGGCTCCTACATCACCGCGGCGGAAGTCGTAGTCTTCACCAACTCCAAGGTATCGACCGCGGACATCAACGCGATAATCGACGACGCGGAAGACGAGGTCGACGATGAAGTAGTCGCCCGCGGCGGAAGCGCCGATACCACGTCGAAGCTGCTTAAGGCCGCGGTGAAGTTCACGGTCATGGCCGCGCTGCTCGAGCGCGGGATATTCGATGGAACTTACGTCGACTCCATTGGCGGAATCACTTTCAAGAACCTGATGTCCTCCGGCATGAAGGTCGAGGACCTCCGGGATATGGCGCAGAAAAAGATAGACCTATTCCTGACCAAGTCCGGCGGAATCTGGGACACATCAGATACCGCTATCGATGAAACGATAGTCCGTGAAGACCACGAGATGCCAGACGGCAATCTAGACCAGTCCAAAATAAAAGAGTACCACGATAAAGCGACAGATACGGGCAACGAAGACACAGACAACGGTGATACGGATTAATGACCGTCTACAACTTCGATTCGCAAAGAGTGGGCGACGCGCCGGCTTCACCTTGGAGTGTAGTTAAATCCGGGACCAGTACGGTTCTAGTCAACGCGGCTCAATACCATTCCAGCCCCAACTCGGTAAAATGCGCCGCAAATGCGGGCGAATATGCATACATGAAACACACCTCCCTTCTGGCCGCAACAGGGGAAAGGAGATTTACATTCTACATCTGCGTCGATACGGTAGATACCACCAAACTCGGAGATGCATATCTGGCGGACAGTTCCGGGAACGCCGAGATAGAAATCGTCACGTACAAAAACGGAAGCGGAGTTAAAAAACTGGCCCTGTATGATACGAGCCCGGGAACATATACAGACCTCGTAACGATAGTCGAAAATACCCAGTACCGCGTAGATGTCATCTACAACAATGACACCCATAAATTTTATGTGAAAGTCAATGGGACGAGATACCCGACATCTCCAACTCTATATGATTATAATAGCGGGGGTGATGTGGCTTGGGTCATGCTGGGCGCATTGGGCTCGGGCGGCGCCCTGAATGCCTGGTATGATGACGTGGAGGATACCAGTGCGGTCGATGTCCCCGACCCGCCAACAGCGTTGACCGTGGACGCCTACGGAGACCGCCATGTCGTTCTATCATGGACCAAGCCTGTCTATGAGGGCGCCAGTTCGGTCACAGGCTACAAGGTCTACTACGGGACCGCCACGGGCCCCACGACCCTCCTCGCAACAGTCACGGCCCCGACCGTGACCTATTGCCACAATGGAACGAACGGGACGCTCTACTATTACCGGGTCAAGGCCACGAACGCAAGTGGGGATTCGGCCTATTGCACGGAGACATCCTCCACTCCCGACTGCAACGCTCCAAGAGGACTGGCCGCGAACCACCTCATTTCCACTTTCAGCCTGTATCATAAATTAGGCGTCGGAGACGACGGATTGCCCACATACAGGGACGCCAGAACCATCTACGGAAACGTCGAAACCGTGAACATCAGGATAAAGAGCGCAAAAGGAGAGGTCCTGATAGCATCGACGAAAATAACTGTAGATGGCAGCGTGGACATCGATGAGACAGACAAGGTCACGTTATCCACCGGAGAAACCGCCCTGGTCCTGAAGGTCGCAAGCAAGCCGGCTCCGGATACGACAATCTGGCTGAAGGAGGTCTATACCTAATGGTCACGAAAAAGATAGACGACCTCAGCGAGATTGCCGGGGACATGGAGACGCTCAGGACCAACCTTCTTCTCATGGCCGGAAACGCAATGGTCGAGGTCATCGAAGAAACCATCATGACGGAATCCGTCTTGGAGTGTCCGCACGATACCGGGACCCTGCGCCGCTCCGCGACCGTGGAGGACCCGAAGGTCAACTCAAGAGGGCTCTCGGTCGCTTTTGGCTACGGCACGGATTACGCCGCCGCCGTGCACGAAGTCACCGGGAACTATCACAAGCCCCCGACCAAGGCCAAGTTCCTCGAGGACCCCGTTCTCAGACATATCGATGATTTCCCCATTCTCCTCGCAGACCGCATCGATGCCAAGCTATTAGCGACCACGGCTCAGGAACAGGAATATGCCAACTGGGGTGAGTAATTGCCGGCCGATGCAGACATCGCAGAGTACCTCGAGGACCAGTCCAAAGGTACGGTCGGAACCAATCTGTTCTATGGCAACCATCCCGATTCCCCGGACAACTCCATCTGCGTCCAGCAAAGCGCAGGGCTCGGTCTGGACCCGGTTTCGGATTTCGAACAGGTCGGAATCACCATCCTCGTGAGGAACACGGTCTATGCGACAGGGCGGGATTTGGCAAATGCCATACTTAAACTCCTTCACAAACTCACGAACACCACAATGGAAACCCGTCTCTATCATCGCATTGACGGCCAGGGCTCGGTCGCACCTCTCGGAACGGATGAAAAGAACCGGTGCTTATTTTCCACAAGCTTTATCGTGATAAAAGAAATAGAGTAGGTGAACACCATGACCGACGCGTACACTGCAGGAGAATTGAAGACAGGGAATTATGTTCTGGAATCCGTCTTCGGAACGATACCCACGGGCGCCCTCGCGTACGCGGGAGACACCACCGCGCTCTACAACACATCCGACGACGGAATACAATTTCTCAACCTTCCGGGCTCGAGAAGTTACGGGGCGCACACACACGGCCCGTACAAGAAAGCGTGCACCTACAAGGCCTATTCAAGAGTGGCGGCCGAGTGGAAGGACTTCTGGGCGAAATACGGGATGGGTGCAACGACCGGTCTTTTGGACCACCTAAGCTCATTCACATTCACGTGCGACCTCTACAACGGAACAACCCACGTCTACCAGATATACTCCGGATGCAAGATAAACAAGTTGACCATATCATGGGAGAAGGTCGGAAAAGTGATAGAGTTCGAGGCGGACATCTGGGCCCAGTGGCACCAGACCGCGAATGCCAAGGCCATAACAGGCCTCCAGAATGTGACTATCGCAGCGGACGCGTCGACCCCCGCGGGCGCTATCCTCTTCATGGCGTCCAACCCCCAGATAAATATCGCCGCGGGCGGACTGGCGAACCTCTACGCCGAGAATGCAAAACTCACGATAGAGCAGCACCTCGAGAGGGAAGACGGGGACAAGGTCGGAGACGACTCCGTGCACTACCCGACCGCGATAGGCATCCATGAAAATGAGAGGGATATAATCTTCGAGTGCAATGCAATCTCGAAAGACCAGACATATCAGGACGCGATGCGCGCCGGGTCCGTTGTCACGGCCCTGACGATAGTCATCGACAACGAAACCGTCACCCTCTCGAACGGAGAGTTTGAGCCTTCGTATGCCAAATATGAGCAGAAGGTAAATAGGGAGCCGATACGAATCAGGTTCAAGACGCTCGCGATAGCGTGAGGTAATATGGCGGAACAGATAGATAACTCGGACTTGATAACCCAGCACAGGCAGAGATTCAAGTTGAACTTCCCCAGCATGTCGATAACCCTCAAGCACCTGACCAGGCTGGAGATGCAGAGGGTCTATGAACGCCTGATAAGGGAAGTCGCTGGCTACGGGGACCTGATGAAGTCCGCTGCGTATTTCTGTGAAATCTCGGAGCAGCCGGACGGAATACCGCCTGAGATGTTGCCTGATTTTCTGAGGGTGATGAAAGCGCTGGAGCCCTATAACGAAGCGTATTGGGTGCCGTGCTTTGCGGATCCCAAATGCAACACCATCGAGGACGTCGACGTAATAGCAACCGCGCTACCCCCCGAAGAGTGGAAAAAGGTCCAGGACCTCTTGATAATCCTCACCCAGCCGATCCCCCCGAAAGAATCCAACATACAGTTCCTCATAGCCTGCAGGCGCGCAAACATCCCGATTGCCAACGACCTCACCGCTGAGAACGCAACGCTCGCGCAGGCGGACGCCATGATAAAGGCCGGGAAGAGAGACATCGAGGAAATCAGAGCCGCGATGAAAGGAGCGCAATGATGGAACTTGAACGCCTCAGCCCCGAAACCGTCACGGCGATAAACATGAACGTCGTGCATCTCCAGAACGCCTACAATAATCACAAGAACGAGAATGACGACCTCGGGGTCCGCGCCATGGGAATCAAGCAGGCCGGGAATACGATGCTCAGGGGAGCGAACAAGATAAAATGGATAGCCGGCATTCTCAAAGACATGGGAAAGATAAACGACCAGACCTTCAAAGCAGTCATGGGCGCCGCGGGAGCGATGCAGCTCGCAATGGGCCTCTATGAAATTTATCAGTCCGTTCATCAGGCTGTTTCGATGGACCTCGTAAGGCAGACCACGGCGGCTGCCGTGGAGACCGGCGTCGCTGTCGTGGCCCAGAACTACGTCGGAATCGCCATCGCGGCCTCGGCCGCGGTAATCGTCGCCGCGGCGTTTGGGGTCGGATATATGGCCGGACAAGCCTCCGTGGAGCAAAATATCCGGGTCAAGGCCGATTGGAAAAACGCCGAGGGGCGGCGTCGAGTGTCGCAAACGATGAAAGAAAATCAGGCTTGGTGATTGAATGGGAGATGAGGGCCTCGAGAGAACGGTTCAATACACTTTCGACATGGTCGACAACATCACCCCAGTTACCACCCAGGCCAAGGACTCCACAGACGGCCTCAATAAGAAAATGGGCGAGACGAACGAGGAGATAATAAAAACCAACACGAATTATATCAAGTCGATGCAGGCGCTTTCCGGATTCCGGCAGGGCATCACCGCGACCGTGAGCGGAATGGAGGAACTCGGCATCGTCAATCGTGAGAACAATAAAGGTCTCTACCAGCTCGTTGGCGGAATACAGTTGTTCGTGGGAATCGCCCAGGCCCTCAAAGGCGTCGTCGGTATCGTAACGATGTTGAGGAACGCGACGGCCTCGCTCGCTGGTGTGGAGGCGTTCCGGGCCGTGCTGAAGAACCCCGCGACTATCGGTGTCGTGATGGCGGGTGTGGGCATCGCCGGTGCAGCGGTCGGATATATGACCGGCGCCGCGGATGCTTCGGGAAAACAGAATAACATGTCCTCGGGCCCCAATGTCACCCAGAACATTTCGTTTTCCGGAGGCGGGGCTCCGGGGTACGAGTCCAGGACCGTAGCCCGCGACGCGCTTGAATCCATGGGGGGCTAATATGGGAACCGTGGTCGCTCTCGCAACCGGGAACTGGAACGATGGGACGAAATGGAATGGAGGGTCGCCCCCCGGCAACAACGACACAGGCTCGATTCCAACCGGCGTCACAATCACGATTACGGCCGCGGCGCAGGCGCTGGGAATAGAGATAGCGGGCGGGAGCCTGATTATCAACGCGGACTTCACATTCACGGACGGGGTCGGTGCGGGCTTCTCGATACAGAGTGATCAGACCGGCTCGGTTACCACGAACGGAACCGCGTCGTCTCCAAGAATACTCAAGAGCGCAAGCACGACACCTACCTATCCATGGCAGATGTCCGCCGAGGACTACGCCGGTCTCGACGCGAGGGTCATGAACTTCGATTATGTGGAAATGCGGGGGAGCAAGTTCTTCCTCGGCAACGACACATATAATATCACCTTCAACGGCGGCGCCGTTGACGACCCGATATGCCTCCCCCTCGCACCAATAACCCGGGATGTCATACTCGAGGAGCACAAGATACGCGGTCGCCCCTACGGCCGCGTCTATCCCGGCTACCACGGAGCGGGGGCCGTCACGATTACCGGATGCTGCACCCTTGCGTCCCAGATGTGGCAGATGTTGCTCAATATGGACGCGTCCGACCAGCGACTGGCCTTTTTCTCGCACTGGGTTCACATGCCGAAATGCAGGATAGAAACATACAGGTTCCGGCCCCGCGGTGGTCAATACATCGACTTCTCGATTACTCTGAGGGAGGATATATAGGATGGTGAATCCGGATTCGTATCCTCTCCTTTCGAGGGTAATATTATATCGGAGAGGCACGGCCGGGACCATTACCTATGATGAGGACACCAATTCCAAACTCATAGATTACGAGTTCGAGTTCAACGAGAACTACCCAAAGAAGGCTACCATCCGGCTCGACAACAGAAATTACACATCGACCATCAACCTCCTCAACTCATCCTGCGCGCAATGGTCTGGCTCCGTCACCGGAGCGCTTCGGCTCGGAGACTATCTGAAGTTCGGCCTTTTCCGCAGGGGCACTTCCACCGTCGATTATCATTTCAAAGGAGTGATTACGGACCTGGTTCAGAACGGATCCGGGGAACTGACGATAATTGCCTATGACTTTTCCAAGCGCCTCGAGTACGTCAAGAAATCTTTCGTCTACTACAAGAGCTACAGGGATTCGGTCATTTGCGACTTCACCGCGGGATGGCCCTATAACGCCACCGTCCCCAACGACTCGGACATACAGGTCCCAATGTCGTTCGTCGGATGGTCGGATCAGGAAATCACCCGGCATTTCGGGAATGGGATCGGGACATCAGAATACGAACTCGCAGACGATACCACAAAAAAGGTCGCGCAACCGTTCGTGGCGGACGGAAGCGCGCTGGTCTACCTCGTGCTGTATATCAACGCCTCGAGCTACAACCCCAATAAAATCACCCTCACGATAGAGACCGACAACGACGGTCAGCCATCGGGCGTGGTGATTTACACCAACAACAACATCACGATTACGGACGGCGCGGGCGTCTCTTACCTGTTCGACCTCAAGGTCGCCGGTTCGGCGCCGATGATGGCGGATACGCCACTCGCGAAGGGTTCGCGGTACTGGGTAGTCGTGAAGTGCAATACGGCGCCCGGGGGCGGGGCCTCGGTCATGGTAGACAGCGAGTATACCTCCGCGACGGTGCTGGGGGATTACGCTAGCTACAACGGGAGCGCTTGGTCCAAGGTAACCGGTGAGCAACTCCAGATAATAGTCTATCAACTGGGGTTCACCGAGCAGACACCGGACACATATTATTTCGATGACGCCGCCAAGGACATGGACCTCTATGGAGTTTCCGCCGCCATCACCGCGAGCACGGAATTTGGTGCGAATTATCGTGCCATGTTCTCATATTATTATGGAACCAGAACTCTCGAGGAAATCGTTCTGAAACTCATAAAGCAGAATACCGGACTTCTCGGGGATGTCTCAACCAATCTCGATCGCACTTTCAAGACCTATTACACGAAGGGCAAGACCATCGCCGAGTGCCTGAGGGAGTGCATGGACCCCTACGAGACGGGCGGAACCTGGTCCGGGAAGCAGCATGTCATGGGGCACTACGAGGATGGCAGCTCGATACAGCGCCTCAAGGTCGGAAAGCGGCTCAATGTTACGGACGATTCCGAAGCGGTGACAATATCATTACCCGCGGACCGGCCGAGCAACTCCGACGAGTGGGTCATAATAGGAGACCCGGAAATAAAAAAGACCACGAAGCTGAAATACGCCGCGGTGATGCTGATAGGCCAATCCCAGACCGGCGAGCCTCTCATTACTATGAGACATGACAAGGCGAAGTCGACCTCGTTCTGGACGGCTTTATCCGGCCTGACGGAAACGCTGAAGGTGACCGACGAAAATATCAGGGACCTGACGCAATTGGACGCCGAGGCTATCCGCCTCATGGACGCAGTCACAAGAGACGTCTGGGAGGGCGCCATACAACTATCAGGTCAGCATCTAGGGTTGTGGGACACGGATACCACATCCGATTCTTATGGGTCTGGAAAGATACTCAAGATGTACTGGAGTCCGCTGGGCATCTCCGCCGTGAAAATGAAGGTCACGCGGCTCATTCTCAGAAAGAACTCCACGGAGATATACGTCAATAACATCGACACATTGATACTAAATAAATTATCCCGCTCGATGGGGACGATGGAAAAGATAGACGCCTTTGTCGCTCCGACGGGCAGCGCGGAGAATGTATTCCTCGAGACCTATGACGCAACCGTGGTCACCGACGCTGCTCTATATATGGAGCTCGAGGATGAGGATGGAACGGACCTGAGCAACATGCACCGTGTGCTCTGTACGCGGTTCGCGAATAACGCTAACCTCAATGCGAACACCTATCACGCCGAGTTCGAGAGGCAGAACGGGTACTCGGCGAAGCAGGTCAGATACATCAAGCTCTACACGAAATTGACCGGCGGCTCGCTCAGGACCACGATAGACCTCCAGAGAACGGTGAGCTCCATCGATATAGATGAGAAGGTCGACAAGTTCAAGACCAATCGCCTGGTCATCGAGGTAACCCACAAAGCCTCATAATCGCTCGTTTCCCCCATACCTCCGCTTCTGCTTGAGGTGGAGGCTTTTTTTGGGATGGGAGGTGGATACACACCTAGGCCGGGTATCCCCTCCCCGACGGGAAGTACCGCCGTGCTGAATATTATATGAACCTGTGAATATAAATGTTTTGCTGAATTTGGGGAGGGCTTAAGACGATATGCCGTTATTTTCGTTCCTGGGCCAATATTGGCACCGTGGCTGGGTTCGGGGGAGGAGAAGGGTGGAATACCACACTTTTACAGCCTGAACCGTTTCTGAGGCTCCTGTGCGATATATCAAATACGCAGGAAACTATCTAGGGTTGCTGATTGGGACGGGTTCCTCACCGATTCTCCGTTCCTTTCGGCCACTTGTATTTGATTCTGAATATATTCAAAATATATTTCGAATACAAGTCTAAAAAAGATACCCCCTCCTTATCCGTCCACCACCCCATCACCACCCCACCACCACTAGTTGCGTAGTTAACAATAGCATTGTTATTGTTATCTAGTAACCAATATAGTCAAGTGAATACGGAATTGAATATATTCAGTTCTAAATATATTTAGAATGAAATACAGTGTATTTAGTTCTGTATTCAATCAATCGGGAATCAATTACGGTCCAACCCCCCATCTTCCTTTTTCGGGCAAATATATTCCGAATATATATATTCAATTCTGTATTCCTGTATTCAGATTTGTATTCATTCTGTATTCAATTCTGTATTTGAGGGTATAAAAGGCTATAAATATCCCAAAGGCTATTAGGATTATGAGGGCAACATGGACGAAGACGAAAAGGCCACGAAGATGATACCGATAAAGCCATCGACTAAAGACCTTCTGGAAGAGGAAATTTCCAAGGGAGAAACTTGGGATGATGGAATAAATCGTCTCATTCGCGAACTCAGAACCTTACGGAAAAACAACCGGTGAGCCGATGCCGCACCATCAGGTCAATCTTGACCGATACGCGTATTCAGTCCTGACGCGTATTAAAGAGGTCCATAAACTCAAGAGCATGTCCGAAGCAATCAAGATGATGGAAAAAGGCTGTCCATTGTCGGAAAAGGAAATCATCACCAAGGCTTTCAGGGACCTTAAAGAAACAATCATTTCGATAAGACCGATAGAAAATAAAGATCGCTTACAAACATTCTTTGAATTGATGAGGGTTCTTTTCCTTAACAATTACGAAAGCCCGGCCGGTTTGGATAAATTAAACTCGCGTATGGAAGGAAAAGTCCAAACCGAGATGAGGAAAGAGCCGGTCAAAGGCGAATGCATGGAATGAGTGTCGATATATGTAAGGTGGTCAAAATGTCGAACGAACTGGAGGAATGCAAGCTGTCGCAGAGGAAGGCTATCTGGGAATTGGTCAAGTTCCTGGAGGAATCACTTCCGGATTTGCCGAAGGGTGAGATTAACAAGAGGATAGCGGAGAAGACAGGGCTCTCTCATAGGACTGTCGCCATCTATCGACAGGAAATGGGGAAGCTATTAAATATAGAAAATAGCAAGGATTCCTTGCAGTTCACAACGGCAGGATGCGACAAGGACCACGTCCTCGCCAAGGTCCCTCCCGAGAAGCGGAAGGCCGTCATCGCCGAAGCGAAGAAGGAGCCCGGCCGTATCACGGCGAAGAAGTTAGAGAAAGCAGCCGAGAAGGTCGTGGGTGCGCATCACTCCCGACACAAAGACGTTTGCGCTAAGCACGAAGCGATGATGAATAGAATCCCATCGGACGATATTGGGAAATCAAAGAGCCCTCAAAGGGACGCGTATATGTTCAACATCAAAGCGGCGATTGATAATCTGCGAACAAACGCCAATGACGCACTGATGTATGTCCGGAAACTCGGAAAGAATAATGCAGATCAAAGAAAGATGTTAAAAGAAGAGCTGAATGGAATTATCGAATCACTATCACATATTATCGAAACGCTATGATGGAGGTATTTGTATGGGTGAAGATATAACAAATTGGCTGAAGCTAGGTGTGGAACGGAAAGCGGTATGGGACCGAAATACAATAAAGAATTACGTGGGGATGAGTGAAGGCCGGGACATATCGCATGACCAGGTAAAGAGTATACGTAAGATGTTAGAGTCTGGGATATTAACCCTGTATCATATCGTGGTGATGGCAATATCTGATGCAAAATATCTCATCATCGACGGTCAGCACAGATTCATAGCCAGTAAGGAATATTTGGAAGCCCATCCAGAATCCAAGATCGCCATCCATCTTACAGCATTCCCTAAAACAGGTGACAAGATATTGCTTAAGGAAATGTGGAGCTATTTCACAAAGCAAAAGGCGCAGAGGGCCAAGGACCTTTTCAAGATGTATGCAGACACAATTCCGGTATTGAAAAGACTGCTCTCCCAGAAAGAGGTGGCCTTTGCATATAACTCATGCAAAACAGCAATAAATCTCAAGGTTCTCTTTTCAGCCTGGTTTGATAGAAAGTCACCACCTCACTGTCAATCCGGGTCATATGCAAATGTACAATACCTGAAAGAGAGACTATATGGGATGGATGTCAGTGAAGCGGACGAAATTATCCAAGCCTGCACGGACATACAAGAAGTCCTCGGAACACCCACAGCCGATAACCCGTTCTATTCTGCGCTAGTACTCAAAACCCTGATAGCAATATGGGCTCAGAATAAAGACACTATCGGCAGGTCGGAGATTAAAACCATGTGGAAGAATAAACTGCGGCCAAGGGCACATATTATAGGTGATTGGGGACAAAGATGCACCCTCGCGGATAGGAAAGAAATAGCGAGAAAGTTACTCGACATCTGTAATTCTGGTCGCTCAAAGAATATTGTGGTGCTAAAATAATGTCGGTGCCGCAACGGTCGTGAACGCATGGCACGGCAAGGTGATGTAAGGTGAGGTCTGGTCTGGTAAGGTGCGGTGAGGCTAAAATCCACTTTCACTCACCTCCCCCCCGAGTATATATACTGGCCCGTCGATAAGATAAACGGTGAGGAACATGGAACAGAAAAAGGTTGAGGAATCAGAATCCAGCGGAATAATATGTATAGTGAACTGTGGCGATGGACAAGTATCTTACAGATGCAATCATCCAAAAAAAGAGGGCTCCTGTTTATGTAACGATTGTGCGGTGGCTGTCCTAGTGATATTCAAAAATCTAACAGATGTCCAAGTGGATTACTCGCAGGGGGGTTGAACATGGCCGAAGATGATTGGGCTATATCTGAAATCGGGAAGACGATAATGCGGGGATTGAAAAAGCTCGCAATCGAGGAAAGACTAGCTGTAGCCATCCATGACAGACTTACCTATCACGACCCATATGGGAGACCGGATGGCTCAATCCCCTCTAAGTTCGAATTAAATGTCAGAGTAGTTGTGAAGACGGGGTCGAGCAAAGAAGACCCAAATCTAAACGAGACCACAATATCTGCCGAATTGGAGGGTATGTGGTAAAGGGTAATAATCAATATCACGAACAGCCACGCACTTTCACCTTTTCACTCACGTCCCTAAAAACTATAAATAGGTCATCGTCGATGGTAAATCGGTGAGGAACATGGAACAGAAAAAGGTTGAGGAAAAGCCAGAAGAGAAAAAGGAAGAGTGCGACAAGAACAACGAGTTAATGATAACGCTCATCCGGGACTACGCATTCTTCCGGGTGGAAGTCCTGAAGGTTCTCGGGCGCGGGTATCAGGAAGAGAACATAATCGAACTCTTCGAATCGTTCAAGCGTGATTGCCGGACTGGCAAAATCCAGGACGCGGAAAAGAATCGACCTGCAAGTCTGGCGCAGGTCAACTTCATAAAGGACCTAGTAACGCAGAAGGGAACACCGGGACAGAATTGCCTTAAGTTGACATTGGAGAAATCCAAGAAGTCACAACCGGAAGAACTCAACGCGGACGAAGCCAGCGTGGTAATCTCCGCACTGAAACAACTGCCGGCGAGATAATGCAAGGGCTCTGTCCGGAATGCATCCTCCTCCCCACCGCGACTAAACTAGGTATCAATAATACAATAATCTGCGTACAGAGAGGGGAGGACGGTAAACCGATAGAAGCGTCTACATGCGGTAGAGACAAGAAAAGAAAAAGGGAGAGAGGGAAATGACCGAAAAGGACTGTAAGGAATGCCGCTGCAAGTTTGGCGAAATGGAGGCGAAGCTCGCGGCGTCAGAAGCTAAGTACAACGCAAAATATTGGGAAGGCATCAAAGACGAGAATATCCGATATGCCGCGCGCATCGCCTCGCTCGAGGATAAGGTTCGTGAATATCATAACGGTTCAATCGAGGACCATGTTCGCATAATCGAGCTCGAGGACCACCGGAACCAGGCCGTCGAATGGGGGACGAAAGCGCTCGAGGCAATCCCCCCTCTCAGGGCGCGCATCGTCTCGCTCGAGGCCGAGTGCGAGCGCCGCGCTGATATGAACGCCATGCTACTCATGCGGGCCGTGGACGCAGAGCGCGCAGTCAAGCGGCTGACGGAACCGAAGGACACATACCAGGGCGATGGGGTGTGCGAGCGCTGCGGGTGGCCTCTCTACACCGATACGAAGGACGGTTGCACGAAGGGCAACTGCTCCATGCGCCCGATGCCCCCTCTTCCACCCTCGAAAATAATAGCTACAATAGAAGATGTAAGGAAAGCTTTCAACTTAGCTATGCAATCCGTAAATGTCAGGGCAATTGAAAAAGCGTATCCCGGTCTATTATTGGAGAAATTCAAGGAGATGGCCCTGAACGAACCCGACCTCGCATGCAACTGGATGTGTCCCTCTTGCGGCTGCGAAGTATCGTGTGAGTGCATACCAGGGCACGAAGTCAAATGCATGGTGAAACGCAGGACAAGCGGTACGCACAGGCCAACCTCCATATCCACCGAAACAGAAAAAGAAGAAAGAAACCCGGAGGAGAACGAATGACAAAGAAACTGCAAATGGTCTATGAGCCCGGAGGCCGTGCGCGTGAGTACTCACCCTGGGCATTGAACCAGGCGGGATGATGTGAAGGATCAATACGAGAATGGCAAATGTCCACACTGCGGGAAGGCGAAACAATGAGACCGAAAAGTCACATGCCCGGAAGGTGCCCGACCTGTCACCAACACATAAAAGGCATAATCCGGCGGTGCCCGGAACGGTGCTCGATCTGCACATCGGAGACACAATGCGAGGACATACTAGGTCACGCCGGAATGCACCATCACTGGGACCGGAAGGCGAAACATACGGCATACTGGAAAAACGGGGCGGGACCATGACGCAGGAACAGATCGAGAAGCTCAAAGAAATAGTCGCGAGGCCGTGCGACAATCCTTCCGGCGTCCACCTTAATGACCTGCTATCCTCCCTTCAAACCGAATTAAAAATAACAAAAGAAGAAGCGAACGAAATATTAATGGACGCACTAGATAACGACGAACTAGAAGACAATATAACCAGGTTCAAAATAAAGAAGGTGTAGTCATGGAACAGGTAGACTTGATAAAAGCCGTATTGGAAATGGAAGAACGAAAGGACTCATGTGAGATCGGGACCGCAGGAAAGGGCGGGGCGCTCAAGGTGTATTTCAACGCCGGAGAGCCCGAACAGGCCATGAAGCGGATAGACCGTGCGCTCTCGATAAGGGCGTATCTCTCGGGAAGACAGGAGCAGTGGGAAGCGATGATAGCGGCCGGGGAAAAGAAATGATGACCAAGACGCGGATGATGAACTCGAGCCTGGATGCGTACTATTCCAAGGCTGCAAAATTGCAGGCCAACGAAGAGGAAGTGCTTCGCGTACTCCAGGACCTCGGACCCTTAACGAACAGGGAACTGTCCGACGCGCTGGGCTGGAAAATAAACAGAATAACGGGACGCACCAACTCGCTCAGAAAGAAAGGTCTGTTGGTGGACGCCGGAAAAGTAAAAGACCCGCTATCGAAAATAGCAGTACACAAATGGAAGGTGGCATAGTGGTGAAATTCTCCCATGAATATCGCAAGTTCCCGCCGGGTCTCAACGACGGGGATACGATCTTGCTCGAGGTCCTCAATACGATAAAGGCGGAATTGAGCGAACGCTTCCTAGTATACGACACGGAATTTGAGGACGGAGAAGGGGGATACTACGAGCTCCCCGACGGACCTCTCATCGTTCTGTTGCTTTTAACCCGGTTCTCACCCCCACGAAAACCAGTACTATGGACAACCGTAAGGCGCTCCGGAGAATCAAAAAATAAATATTATTGCAGTCTCAGAGGAAAAACAGTGCCGATAGAAATAACGCTCGGGAAGGAAGAGATAAGTTAAAGAAAAAGTGACAAACACTATGGAGGGATGAAGATGGAAATGCCAAAGACGAAGGAAGAGTTCGAGTGTGAGATGAGACGCAGGAAGGAGGAGTACGGCTGGAGCGGTGGGCTTCGGTACTATATATCCGTCGATAAGGATGGAACCCCTCTCAGGAAGAGGGACATGAAAGCCATTTGCGAAATCCAGAAGCTTGCGCTCGGGGGCGATAAGACTTGGATGGAGTGCGGACCCGTAGAACAGATGACCCCCTTGCTATGGGCTATGCTAGAACGCCATTGGCCGGAAGTCAATGGAGTGAATTTTGTCAGGGAAGTGCGTCTATTCTTCCCGACGCAGAGCGAGCGAAACGAGATGGACAAGTTATTCTCAAAGCTGGTGGGCGCAGACTTGATATATACAGATGAGGGGGGCTCGCCCTGTGGAGATGAGGGGACTTCGTGTGCGTACCCCGGAGGGTGCGAGTGAATATCAGATAGCGGAAAGAAACGGAAAAACATGGGTGATAAGCATGGTTGAATTTGAGAATCAGCGACTACCGACGTGCCCCCACTGTGGGAATATGCATGACAACTACTTCGAGTTTGATGATGGGATTCATAACTGTGCCCAGTGCGGGAAGGACTTTGAGGTAGAGACAGAAACCACCGCGACATTCACAACGAGGCCGGTACGAAAGAGCCTCAAGATGCCGCGAGATAATCTGAAAAGAAACGGACGTGGTGATGAGTATGGTATCAGCAAAACCGCCAATACTAAGGGATGAGGTTAAGGACTTTGCCAATGCAATGGAGCGCGTACTCCTGGCGAATGATGAGGAGAAGGGTGACTCGTGGAAAGCGATGCCACTGGCGACACTGCGAACCCTTCTCGATAGGGAAATAATGGAATGGGGAGCCGCCCGACAGAACTACATCACAATCGAAAAGAAGGAACTGCTGGACATTGCGAACATGGCGATGATGGTCTATCACCGCCTAAAATGATGCAAAATAGACAAACATGGAGGAATAGGTATGGAAGATGACAAGGGATTGGCGGAGCGCGCAGAGACAATAGGAAAGAAGTATAAGGACATGATGGCCGCACCGATGGAATGGCCCCCCAAAGATATGACCCTTAAGATATTCGAGGCCCACGGCTTTAAATGCGCCATCCGCAAGAACCCGCGAATGGGGAACATCAACGGCTATGTCCTTCTCCCCAAAGACCATCCAGATGCAAAGAATGGATATGATGAGATTGATGTCCGTGTTCACGGCGGGCTGACCTTCGCCCAAAGGGATACGGAGGGGGGATTATGGGTGGGATTCGATACTGCCCATGCGGGCGATTTCATACCGGGGATGCCTCTCGGATTTAACAATCCTGAGACAGAGATTCATTGGACCATTGAGATGGTCATTGAGGAGACGGAGCATTTGGCGGAACAACTCAGAGCCAAGGCACAATCTGGGTGAAAATGGACGTATGTAGGTGATGACGATGGAAATGCCAAAGACAAAGGAAGAGTTTGAGTGCTTGATGAAGGCGAGGATGAACCGTCAGAAATGGGAAACGGGTTTCTCCTATACTATGCTATGCAACGACGACGGCTCACCGATACCGGAGGAGAAGCGCGCATTCTGCGAGATGCAAAAGATGGTCCTCGGTTCAGAGACCGCTTATATGTTCTGTGGGGTGGTAACGGCATCGCTTATCGAACTTCCCGCGCTGGGCAACACTCCGGGGGTACGTATGGGCTCACTTATTAGGGAGGTTTACATCCGTATGTCTGAGAAAGAACACGACGAATGGCGACCCCTTTTCCCGGGCCAAATAGCGGGGAAGAAGGCGGCAAAGGATAGGGGGGGCAAAGGATTCATGGCTCCAAGCACCGGCGAGGCGTGCGCCTTCCCCGGAGGATGCGAGTGAACGTCAGAATCTTTGGTGAAGGTGAATAACATGGATGAAATGGAAATGTGGTTACAGGAAATATTGAGGAAACAGGGAGCGATTAGGGAACTACTGAGAGGGACGGATTGCCCCGAACCAAAACAATATCTCACTGGATATTTAGATGCTCTCCGTTGGGTCATCGAATATCCACCGCCACGTATATTCTCGCCTGCCACCTCTCCCCCCGCCGAGATGCCCCCCGTAGACCCGAGCATTACTGGATACGCAGATGCCGTTGGAAGGCCACCTATCGTACTCGGACCGTGCACGTTATTCCCACTGGAGAAGGGGAAGAAGAAGGCGAATAGCTGCGTCGGATGCACTACAGGTTGCAGGGGGAAGAACAAGCAGGAGCTACCGCAACCAGGGAGCGCAGAATACGAGGCCACGGTTGGGAACGAACATCACCCACCGGACCCGGATGATGATGAAGGGGACGAAGAGGATAACGCCTCAGCGTCAGAATAGACGTGACGGACATACAGAAGATGATGGGAGGATTTTGAATGAACGAAGCGGATAAAACTTACATGATGATGGCGAGGCCCCTATCTCGAATGTCCACCTGTCTCTCTCACCCCATCGGGGTATTATTGGTCACGAGGGATGACCATATCATCCGAGGATGGAACGGAGGCCCGGGGGATGTGAGTTGCCTTACCCTGTCCGGATGTTGCCCGCGCAAGGCCGTGGGCGCTGGAAGCGGGGAACGGATGGACCTATGCATCGCTGTCCATGCCGAACGCCGCCCCCTTCTCGCCGCCGCCCGAGCTGGCATAAAGACGAATGGCAGCACCCTCTATGCCTTCTGCGGGCTCCCCTGCAAGGACTGCATGATTGAATTGATAGCGGCAGGGGTAAAGAGAATCGTATGCCTCGATGACGACAAATTCAATCGCAAGACTCCGACGGCCTATAACTTCGAGCTATCGAAGAAACTCGCAGACGCCGCCGGGATGATAATCGAGATGGTCAAGGAGAGCGATGTCTGATAAGACCGAGCAAACGGAGATGATGTAGATGGTGAGAGATAATCCACTGAAATGTAAGGGTTGCGAGAACACGTCCAAGGGACATTTCCCCGGACGCGGTTCGCCATGTGATTCGTGCTGTAGAGAGAGGACTTTAGACTTCTATGAGAAGAAGTCAGTTTAGAGGGGAAAAATATGGGCGAAGCGAGGGAATGTACTATATGCAAAATGCGGAATGAATGCAAGTCTCATTATACCTGGCAACCTCCCACAGGCCCGCCATGTTATGAGCCTGTGGGAGAGGATACTAAATACGTCCCTCTCTGCCCCGAGTGCAAGACGACGCTCGGAGAGACAATGACCTTGGACGAGCGGCTAAAGCATATCGCAGAATGCATCAAAAGGTCGAGGGCCGTTTAGAGGGGAGGCGAGAAATCATGAAATCCAAAGCATATCGATGTGAGAAATGTGGACGGAGCAGGGAGCCGGTAATCCCCCCCAGACGACTCCCCCCAGGAGCGCGGGTAGAGTACCTCAATCATGACATCGTGAATGGTAGATTGGTGTGCCGGGTCGAAAAGGAGAATTGAGGGGAATATGGTCGAACATCCAAAACTCAGCGAAGAATATTTAGACGCTCTGACACATCGGAAGGTAAATATGAAAGACCTAATCCTATTTGACGGGTGCGGGGAATGCGGGGATAAGCTGGACCACGATTGCTTGGATAATACCTGTGGGCGCATTCGATTGGAAGCGTCAGAAATGATAATGAAATTAAAGGCCGAACTGAAAAGCTTTGAGCCCGCTGTGCCCTGTAAAAAGTGCGGCAAGTTCATTTGCGAACATAAGTCAGATTAGCGAGGGGATGGGAAATGCCAATAGACGTAGGGGCGGCAAAGCGGTTGGGGGAAGATGCCTTGATTACCGATGGGGCACACCATAAGCAATGGTACATCGAGCAAATGTTATTTGCCCTCGGGATGACAAAGGCCGAGATACAGAAGCATGTGGATTATGAACCGGGCATAGCTCCATAAAGGGGACTATATGGACATTCCAGCGTGGTGGCCGTCAAAGAAGCCCTACATAATTGGGGACTGCTTAGAGGGCATGAAGAAGATACCGGATAAGAGTGTGGATTTGATATTGACGGACCCGCCGTATGGGATAGGAGAAACAAACGAAAAGAACCAATCGCGGGAAAAACTCGCAAAGTGTACCGACTTTGGGCATTATGATTGGGATAAGACGCGTATAAGCGGCGAGGTTTTTAAAGAGATGTTTCGCATAAGCAAGAATCAGATTATATTCGGTGGTAATTATTATACCGACTATCTCCCCCCATCATCGTTCTGGATAGTGTGGGACAAGGATAATTTCGAGAACGATTTTGCGGATTGTGAACTCGCATGGGGCTCGGAGCGACGTGCCGTTCGACGTTTCAAATATAGGTGGGCGGGAATGCTACAGGAGAACATGCGGAAAAAGGAGGATAGGGTGCACCCAACTCAGAAGCCGATTGCGCTGTTCGAGTGGATATTGGAAAGGTTTAGCACAACCGATGCCATCATTCTCGACCCCTTCCTCGGTTCTGGTACAACCCTCATCGCTGGTCGTAAAACCAACAGAATGGTATTGGGGTTTGAGATAAACCCCAATTATGAGGCAATAATAAGGAAACGATATATGGCGAATGTACCGAACATAGAGGGGTTCGGAGTAGATGTCTGAAAAGGAGGCTATCAAGATGTCGTATCCCGATACAATGGCAGAGGTCCGAGCAAGGATAGATAAGATGCTCTGGTCCGGCCAACCGTGTCCCGAGTGCGGTCAATTCCTATCCGAAGGACACGATAACTCCCCCCTTCTGAAAGATGGCGGTATCCACTATACTTACTGTAAGAGATGTGGGTGGGAACAATTATCATAGGTGGACCATGAACGAAAAACTCAGAAAGGAAATACTCGCCCGCGACGGCAAGTGCCGGCTCTGCGACTCCGTGCGCCGCCTCGATGTGCATCACATCCGGGACATCATCGGTGACGCGTACGAGACGGAGATACCCGACCTGCTCATAGTCCTCTGCCGAAAATGCCATCAGGAATTGCACCATTCGACCGGCCGGCGGAAATGGGCCATACGACGTAAGCTCCTCCTCCTCTACGGTATGGATATAGGTTTCTGCGGGTTGCCGCGTTGGGTCCGGACCTCGATGGGCACGACCGAGTGTGAATACTGCGGCGTGGAGAAGTCCAAGCACGGACTACCTCCGGGACCTTAGTATATATACCCTCCCTCAAATCTATATAGATTTCAAAAATGTAAGGTAACTACTGACGGAGAATTAATAGTCCCAGGAGTCGAATAACAGGTGAGGCGACTGATATGGGATGGATATGTAAAACATGTGGTAAGAGATCTGCAAGCGATAATCTGAACTTCCCGATGATGCATGAACATGAGGACGTCGTACCTGATACCGGGACGGCAATGGTCTGGGGCAGTCTGTTGGGGAAGTAGGCCGGCGCCCAGTGGCTCGGAGGGTCATCCCCTCCACCGACCATCAGGTGAGGATCGTGAAAAAGAACATAGTATCCAAGCTCCAGAAGGCCCATGATAACCTATCACTAGCCTACAGGACAGCGTCCAAGGGCAATTACAGGCTCGCAGAGGCGCATGCTATTTCGGCGTCCGTAGACCTGGAAGACGCAATCAGATTGCTCAGGGAGGCGTAGTTTGAAGCCCACGAACGATTCCGGAGCCAACCTTGAGCTCCAAGAACTGGAAGCGGTCCTGTGCGGAACCTGCGCGACCGTGTTCACGCCCGGGGGCTCACTGGCTCGGGACGTTGACTGGCGCAATCTGGAGCACGAACTATGCCCCGTTTGCCGCCTCCCTCTCCATGGCCGCCTCTATCTGTGCACCGGACACGGAATCGAACTAGAACGAGCAATAAACGATACTAGGAAATGGATAACAGGGATGGGATACTAATGGCTACATGCAAGGGTTGCCCGGTGAGCGGGAGGAAAGCAACGAGCAGCGACTGTTCGATGTGCGACAAGGGAGCGATCTATCACGCGCCGGACAAAGAAGCGGAACACGGAGAGGCCGAACGGGAACGGAGACAGGACGCGGAGCGGAGGCACGACGCGGCCAGGGAGCACAGCGCATCGGAGGGATACTGATGGACTGCCCACACATAGCCCGGTACAACACGACCGGCGTCCATGCAATCGAGTGCCCGACGCCGGGGCGGAAGTGCGCGGAGTGCCTCGACGACAAGCGCGGCCCGGTGAAAACGGCGATGAAGCACCCGGCAGGCGCCATGAAACTGAGAGCGGAACACGGAACAAAAGAAGCCGTCGAAGAGGCGCGAGCCATCTACATTCGCTTGAAGCGCATCACGGACGCCTTCTACAGCGACAGAATCAACCCTCTCCTCCAAGAGCACGAGAAGATGGAGGAAATGTGCAACAGGGCACTAGAACTAGTAAGACAGAAAAAGAAAGAGTGGAAAGAAGCATACGACAAGGAACACAAATCATGAGGCGCTTCGGAGGGCGGCGTCGGTCATCCGCCCTCCCGTAATAAGGAGATAAATGTCAACAGCAAAAGACATCAAGCATTGCATCAGGCAAGACTGCAGAACGGCATTCGCGGGCAATCTCTCGCGGTGTCCCGCGTGTCATACAATCGTTCCCGATGTGAAAGAGGAATCATGAAATGAAGCGAACAGGTCAATGCAACAACTGCGGGAAATGCTGCACGATGGCGGGACTGACAGGTTTCCAGAGCTCGATAATCTGTCGCTACCTAATAAAAGAGGGCGAGAAATCTCTCTGTTCGATCTACAATAAGAGGCCATCATTCTGCCGGCAATATCCAATCCATCCATCCGACATCCAGGACATTCCAGAATGCGGTTACAGATTCGAGACATAACCAATTGCACGAACAGCCAACCTCCTCCATCTCTTTAAAAAAATATAAATACTCAACATCCAATTTAGATTATCAATGCCACGCCTCTCAAAAGAAAGATTCCAAGAGCTCAGAGTGGCTATATTAACAGACAACAAGACAGCAAAGGAATTGGCCGGAGCATACGGTTGTAGTGAGGGGAACATCTATCTCCTCCGAAAGAAACTTCTGAAACTTGGGGCTCCTATCATAGCTATACAGAAGAAGGAAACTGCAATCAAACTAGAGAAACTATCAAACGATACCAACATGGACAGGCGCAGATACATCGACGAGCTCGACAAGTTACTCAACGGCAAGCTCTCACCGAAAGAGAAAGCGTTCGTCATCACCGCGGCACTCAAAGCATTGGACGGCATGGACCGCGCCCAGGTCATCGCCGCGCACCTGGGCGGCGCCGGGTCCGAGCCCGGGACCATGGAAGCGTGTCAATGTTGCTCGTTGCGCGAGGAACGAAGGATAATCGTGGAGGACGATGCCTGAAGCCGCCGGCCGCATCAGGGTAAGGCCGAGGTTCCGGCCATTCCTATGGGGCGAAGCGGCAACCAAACGCTTCCCGGTCTGTTACGGTGGGTCCGGGTCGGGGAAGTCGCACTCAACGGCCCAGCGAATAGTAACACTAGCGCTGAAATATTCCAGTGCCGGCATCATCATCCTGGTAGTCCGCAAGACGATGCCGGAACTGAAACGAACGTGCTTGCCTCTTATCCTCAGCATAATCAAGGAACTCGAAATATCACACATAGAGAACCAAGTAGACCATACGATTACAATAGGGAAGTCCAAGATATTTTTCATCAGCATGGACGAAGCCGAAAAGTTCAAGAGCTTCGAATCGGACGTTTCCTGGGTCGAAGAGACAACGGAAATCACGGAAGCCGAATTCAGGACAATACGAAACGTCACCCGTCATAAAGGCCCCGTTCTGAATCAGGTCTACATGAGTTTCAATCCAATCGACCAGTTCCATTGGACGATACGCAAATTCGTCCAGGGAGACAATCCCGACGCCGCAATAATGCATAGCACGTACAAGGACAATCTAACCCACCTCCCTCTCGAATATATTCGGGAACTCGAAGGCTACGAAAAAGAGGATGAGAACTTCTATCGCGTTTATACATTGGGTCTTCCCGGCGTCCTAAAAGGATTAATCTATTCCAATTGGGGCATCATGGAGAGAAGTGCGTGGCCCGCCTCCATCAAGGAATCTCCACCTCACTCTTATTCAATCGACTTCGGAATGAATAATCAAACAGCTATGGCTGCTTATTGGAGATACGAAAAAGAGGACTATCTTCATGAGATATTATATCAAACAGGAATGACCAATCAGGATTTGATAGCGTTCTTGAACTCGAACAATATCTCGAAGAGCATCCCTATTTTCTGTGACCCGGCGGAGAAGAACCGGATTGTGGAAATCCAAAGAGAAGGCTACGCGGCGACACCCGCAGATAATTCAGTTAAAGACGGCATCGACTACTGTAAGAGCCGGAAGTTCTACTGGACTCCCGAATCCATAAACGGAATCGCCGAGACGCGTTCATACAAATATAAGGAAATCAAATTTCAGGGCGAAGTAAGAGTATTGGACGAACCCGTCAAGATACGGGACCATCTCTGTGACGTTCAACGCTATAATCGATATTCAATGAGAGATAGAGGTTCCGGAAATGGTGTGGACCTCGTAGCAGAAATGGAGGGAGTATTATATCCGCAAAAGCTAGACCAATGGTAAAACAAGTGGACGACACGGAACTGTTCAATTTCATGGCCGCGGGCGGAACCCTGATAGGTCGCGATACCAACGGTGAAGAATACATCGGCGCGACGGCTGACTATTATCTCAAGCCGAAGATAGACGGCAAAAAGATAAAAGACGTGCAAGACAACTTCTTCGTCGCCCAGGGATTACAGGACCTTGCGGAAAAGCTTTTCACGGCGGACCCCCAGATTCACTACTATGACGCCAACGACAAAGAGGACGCAAAGCTCAACCGCGAGCTCGAAAGGATAATGTCCGATTGCGAACTCGATGCGCGGATAAGGCAATCCTTCAACGATACTTTCAACTGGGGTCCGTATCTGTATCAACCGACGTGGGGCAGAACCGAAGACGGCTGGTACGCGCCGACGAACATCAAGCGTCTGCCTCCGGAGTCGTTCATCAATCCGCCCGAGGGGGTCGAGGGTTACATCTACTCCGAGATTCTCAAAGGCATCTGCAAGAACGCAAAAGGCGAAACGGAGTTCTGGCAGCTTCAAACGGATGGAAAGTCGCACCTGCTCAAAGATGTGGTCATGCTCAAGAACCCGACTTCTCCGGAACTGGCCGGAAAGTCCCGCCTCATCCCGGTAATCCCGATGGTGACGCTCATCTCCTTTTTCATCAAGGCGTATCATCAGAACATAAACAGAACCGGAGCCCCGGCCATCTTCATCAAGTTCAAGTCGGCGCCAAAGGTACTCGGCGGCACGGATGAAATAGCACTGGCAAAGCTAATCCTCCAGAACTGGGGAAAGGACAACTCCTACATGCTCACTGATAATATGGACATAGTCGAACTCAAGAACCCGAGTTCCAGCACCGCAAGGGACGGCATAATACTGATCGACATGTTCATAAAAAGATACTTCAACCCAGCGGCAATGATGGAAAAGGAAGGCGCTACGATAGGCGGCAACGACGCGGGAAAAGCCGGGCTAGTATCGACAACCGTTCAATCGTACCTCAAATGGATCGCAAAGCTCTGGGTCCCGTTAATCAAGGAACTTTTGAGACGGAACGGATATGCGGGGGGCAGAGTCGAACTCACACTCCCGGTCCCGGAAGCCGACAGAACGCAAATCAATCTGGAAAAAGTAAAGGTCGGACACGAAACGGGAACCATGACGCTCAACGAAAAGCGGGAATTGCTCGAGCTCCCGGAAGCGACGCCGGAAATCCTGGCCGAGATAGAGACGGAGCGCAAGAACAAGATAGCGTCCGCGCCGAACTCTTTCGGAGCTCCAAGCCAGATGCCGACCACCTTCCCACCCACCCAAGGAACCGATGAGGCAACAAGAGCCTTCGACGAAGCCGCCAATGAAGCGACCGAGAAAGGCCTCAACAAGTCATTCAAGGTCGTGCACGATAAAGAGCACGAACCAACGGAGACGGAACTCGCACTAGCGGCGGAACTCGACGCGGCAGACAAGGCGGCTCAGAAAAAGATAGAAGCAGCACTCAACAACGAGAAGTGAAAACAATGTGCCACTGCGTAGGAATAGGTCTCTGCAACTGCAACATAGGCCCGTGGTGCCAGTGTGGATACTGTCATCATTGCGGCGCGTATCTCATAGATTCAAAAGGATATGAACATTGGAATGCCAACCTCCTCTCCACCCGTATCAGAACCAGTAAATGTCAAATCTGCGGGGAAACAATAGGAGAGGTAATAGGCAGAGGCAGACCTAAACTATATTGCGATTCATGCGTGGGGAGGGAACCGGCGTGACCACAACCGCAGTCGATGAACGGTGCGACAGGTGCGGTCATGAGTTCACACCCTCCGAGGTCAGGTTCTTCAAAGACGGAAAGAAGAAGCTCTGCTATTTGTGCTTCCATCCGGCAAACGAATGGCCGAAAGGGTGAGGTATGAAGCCCGAAACCCAAGCCGAGATACAAGCAGCCCTCGAGGCCCGCCGTAAGGCATATATCCTAGCCCTGGGCAAGAAGGCACTCAAGGAACACATCGCATCCCAGGCGGAAGCCATGCGCCTGATAGGTGAGGGCAAGCTCAGTCCAAAAGACTGGATGGTAATCAACAAATCCGCTCTCGACTATTCCGTAAAATACACCAACCTGTTGGACAAAGAAGGCGCGAGCATAATCGGCGGAAAGAAGATTCCGTGGATGGAAGACTACAGCGCCGCGACCAGGGAGAAGGTCGGAAGCATAATAGATACCGGGCTCAAAGAGGGTAAATCCATTCCCGCACTCTCCAAAGAATTGCAGGAACATTTCGACGGAGACCGCGCACACGCGCGCATGGTCGCACGAACGGAGCTAGGCCGAATACAGAACATAGCCAAGGCGGGAAGATGGAAGGACCGCGGCTATACCATGGTCAAGATAATCGACGATGAAGGTCCCAACAGTTGCGAAGAATGCGCCCGCGTAAACGGTCAAATCTGGACGCTGGATTACTTCGCGGAACACGAATTAGAGCACCCCCAATGTGTGCGCACGGCGGTCCCGGTACGAGAGGGAACGCCCGACGAAGGGGGAGAACAAGCGCCGGAAGCGGCGCCAACGGGGGAAAACGAATGAGCCCCGGTCCCACCCCTCTCTCCACCACAGACACCACCATCAGCCCATATAGTTATTATTCGACATCAATTAGCATGTTATGGTCCGACCCGATATTCCCAATCAGCCCTCTTGAGACCATCGGTATGGCTCACAGGTTTCAAGGTCTTCGACCGACGGACGCACACTGGCTCCAATATACTCATCTGAATAAAATAGGGAAGGTAATCGAGAAATTAACGTTCAAGGCAGGTGACCCCATCCTCCTCCAAAACCGGAAAAAGGTGGTCACCCACAAAAATAAAACAGAAAAGAAAGGAAGCGATTTACGGTCCTGGATGACGGGCCGGCCGAGGAGATGCTAATATGTCCGAAGAAATAGGCGTCAAAGGAAAGATGGTCGAAGGGAAAACAGTCGCTGTCGCAGCGGATAGAAGGGGAATGCCAATAACCCTCGTCACAGGGACATATTACAGGAAGGGTGGTAAATCAGTACCATTCACAATACTCGTCTTGAAGGATGGAAGCGGAATCATAATGCAGATGGGCCCGATGCCTGGAATCCTATTCAAGACCAATGACCTCTGCAAGGAATCCGAAAGGATACTCGATGAAGCTTTGGACCTGAGAAGGTCGACGGACCCGGAGTTCGAAAGAAAACTCCAGAGAGCCAAGAACGCAAAGCTCGCAGCGATGACTGCAACATCCAGAAATTCATAGTCCAACAGGACAATAGGGAGAGTGGAATATGTCAGTGATAGTAAGGATAAAAAGAAACCCGAACTATAAGGACGTGCCCGAAGACAAAATGACCCCGGCAATGCTGGTCGAAGAGGGGAAGCACACGGTTGCTATCTCCATCCGGCGAATCGTGAGGGATGAGGTCACGAAGAACTCACACTATGAGTTTGACACCATCCATCTCGGTTCCAACCCGGCGAAGGGCGAAGTGGTCCAGCACACATTCACCGATGAGGACTTCCGGAATCCGGAAATACTCAAGCAGGTAAGGAGCCTCATCAATGAGACCACGATGAAGATGAAGACGATAGAACTGCCCGACAAGCACCACATCGGGGAGAAGATCCAGAAAATAGTCCCGGACCCGGGAGCCCTTGGGAAGTGGATAGAGGTAGTGGACGAGAAGGGCGCACTTGTCACCTCCATTCCAGAACCGAAGAAGTGATTCCATGGGAGATAATCCGGCCTTGCATCTGCCAAGGCTCCCGAGAGTGGGTGAGGAGGTCTACTACATAGATACAGAAAAGAACCTCCTCCACGCCACTGTAACTAGGGTGTATGTGGATGAGTTTCTCCAGGATTGCCCTGTCGGGACGCGCTTCGGAATCAAAGACGAAAAGCAATGCGTCCGCGTCCCGGAGGGGACCACATGGGGGGAGGTCAAGCTCCCCCGGGGATATATGATAGACCTCGATGTGAGGGTCTCCGGAATTGTCTCATCTCATTTCAAGGTCCCCTACAACCCCATTCAATACGCAAAGACAAAGACCGAATCGCTTCAATCAGGGACGTGGGTGTTTTGATGGACACAAAGAGGTTTCCGGTTTTAATTGAGGTCTTCAAGCGAAACAACAATACGGAGCCCGACATCGTGAAGATGCAAACTAGTACCATGGTCGACTTCGCAATATCAGCTCTGGGAGTCGACACGAACATCGTCTCGCATGTACCAACACGATGGATGGAGTTCATCGGATTCATCCGGCGCCGCCAACCCCCTCCTCTCATTGCGAAAACAATCTACGGGCTCAGAGTTGTCATAGATGAATCAGTTCCCCCCGGAGAGGTCCAACTCCTAAAGGAAGGCATGCCACAATGTTAGTCCGCTTCGATAATAAGGTCTGGGAGAGGAAGGGGCACTGTATCCGCTGCGGATTCTGTTGCCGTCCAGATTATATTAATTACTCTCAGTATAGGGAGATGGACCAGGAATCGATGAGGCGCTTCAATAAGAAGCTCCTTGCCGGATGCAAGAGAATGATCCGTGTGGGGCTCGGGATATGCGGATGTCGTGAATATCAGGTCAGGCCGAGCGGATGCAGGCGCTTTCCCTGGCACCCTCTCCAGCTCTCCAATACGGATTTTGAGGACCTCCCCAGAATCCCCATCTATAAGAGCGGACGCTATCTCACCACCACCATCATCGAAGAAAATGGAGAAATCAAAGCCGCCATCAATGAGAGCGATGTCACCGACGACGACTTCAAAATAATCGGGTATAAGCCACTCGGTACGAAATGCACCTACCGCTTTGAAGATGTCACGGAATACATGAAGAGGAATCGACCCCACCTCCTTCTCAGAGATGGTGAGGACCCGGTCGTGAACATGAGAGTTCTGGAGTTGGGGTAATGATAGATAATCGATGCTGTCAGAGATGCGGTCAGGATGTCGGGCCTGACGGTGCGTTCTTCCCCCAGAGTATGAAAGGACTTCCATTCTGTAAATCATGCGCTCAATATATTGCACAGAAGGAGAAGGAATGCAGGAGGGGACATGGAGTTCTCCTCGTTCCTACCGAAGAAACGGTTAATGCACTGAGACAATCTCCAGTTCAATTCCTTCGACGGCGCCCTCGAGGGAAGGCACCAAAGGGGTTTGAGTTCTGGGAGCCGGCAACCACGATTTATTTAAGTCTTTAAATCGGGGTTTATTTTCAGATAGGAAATCTCTCAGATGATTAAAACGGCATGATGCATATAAGCCCAAGATGCGGATTGAGACTTCGTGGCAAGAGTAAAGGGCGAACTGCTGACTTTCGACAACGCACCTCAGAAGGGGACTTTCACGGTTCTCCAGACGCTCGACCACAAACAGAACAGATACAATCTTTTTCTCGACAAGGAAAAGTTCGTGAAGAACCTCGATGCCTGGAATAAAACCCCGGTCATCCTGGCAACCAAGCACCCGACAATAAATAAGGCCCGGGAAAATCTCGATGCCACGCTCGCTGAAATCGGCGGCAAGCTTCTCGGATACCCCACCGATGCGAAACTCGAAACAGTCGGAACTCCCAGACTGACGGCGAACATTCCACTCTCCGACCCCGAGGCGCAGAAGCTCCACGACACCGGCAAGCTGGCAACCTCTCCCGCCTATGCAGCCGATGATGACGGCGAGCGCCTAACCGGAGATGTTACCCCAGACCACATTCTCGTTTTTCCCACCGGACCCGATGCACAACCCGGAGCTCCATCAATGATGTTCGGACCCGATGGAAAAACCACTTCACAGGAGGCTTCAGACATGGACGAACAGAAGGAAAAGCAGTTCAAGGCCGATGCAGAGAAGAACGCATCCGCTCTCAAGGCGAAGGAAGACGAACTCAAGGCGTTCCGGGCCGAGGCCGAGACGGAACACAAGACCCTGCTCGAGCAGAAGGCAGAAGTGGAGAAGCAGCTCAAGGCCTTCCAGGACAAAGTCATACAGGACAAGGCCGACTCCGAGTTCAAGACCTTCATGGGCCACGTCCCGAAGGGATGGAAGGAAGGCAAGGAGAAGGTCAAGGACGAAAAGGGAATCGAGACTGAAATTGAGAAGGCCGTCCTCCTTCAGAAAGAGTTCCAGTCCGACCCCAAAGCCCTCTATGAGAGGCTTCTGAAGTTCAACGAGGACCAGCAGCCCGGAGGCACACCCGCACCCGGACAGGGACAGGAGCACACCGGAGGCGCAGAACCCGAGAAAGTCTCCGTAGGCGGCTGGGACGCCAAGCGCGGCAAGTGGGCCAACGAGAAGTAACGTTCACAAGAAACAGGAGAAAATCAAAATCACAGGAGGAATCGGAAATGGCAGCTGACACAGGGCATAAGGCAAATGTGGCGAAGTGCGTGGATACGACCGGCGACAGGGAGCCCTTCGTCTACCAGAAGCAGGTCAAGACCGTTGCGAACATGTATCCCGCAAGGCTCGTCACGAAGGACACTTACGACAACGCCATGAAGATATGCGACGGCGTGAATCTCGTTCCAATCGGCTGGCTCGGTCACGAGCAGACCGATGAGAAGTTCCAGCAGGACGCGCTCACCGACATCCAGATAGTCAACAACAAGGCCGCGTGCCTGAGGGGCGGCGGCTTCTGCGTCCAGGCCGCGATGCCCAAGGGATTCGTCGCGAGGCAGGGAGACACGATGTTCTCCGCCGCAGCCGCGGGGAAAGTCGTTCCCGGCTGCTACGTCGACGGAAAGCCCGCGATGGCCGTTCCGTTCTCGCAGAACGCCACCGAGGTGAATACGAACATCGACCTCATCTCAGGCCAGGTCATAACCGACTGCTTCATCCTCGTGGAGACCGCTGTATCTTCCGGCACCATCGATGTCGGAATCGGCATGGGCACGGAATCCGGCTATGATGCGGATGGATTCGTGGATGGAGAGCTGACCTCCGTTGCGGGCCTCATCGACCACCTGCTCACATGGACGACCGGCTCCAACAACGTATACATCAAGCAGTCCGGCGACTACGCCGGCGGCATCCTCATCAACACCATCAAGTACGGAGCCGACACCGCGGCCTCGAGCGAGGACGGAACGATAATCCCCATCGCGTACAAGTGCGATGGAACGTGCGTCTCGCTCTGCTACACGACCAGCGCCCACGCCAGCATAGGGCGAATCCTCTTCGTCTTCGGAAGGA